TTAATCAAATAAACGAAGAATCTAAAATAACAGGATTAGATATAGAATCCTTATATGATGAACATATTCATGATATGATGCGTTACTTTATAATTCCAACATCAGATGATTCTATTCCTACAAAGAAATTGAAGTTATTCTAATAAGTGGACTCAACAATATATTGTGAACTAATATTGACTGAACAAGATACTATGGGATATCTTACATATGTATTTAAATGTTTAGAAAATAATGTTCCATTTGGGCACACTTATATAATGGTTACCAGACTTCCTAATTGGAGTCATAGAGATTTAGATGTAGGAGAAATTGGATATTTAACCTATAAAGAAGTCACTGCTGGTGAAGATAAATGGTATGATAAAACAGAAAATAAATTTATACCATATAATTATACAAATATTTATTTTATTAAATTTGTAAAGAAACAAGATAATTCTAACAAAGATATTATAATATGAAGATTAAAAATGAATAAAGTATTAGGAGACGCTTTACAAAAAGCATTAGATGCTAAGAAAAATGATTATTCTAATTTCGTATGGAAAGGCGAAAAGAGAAAAGATGGTGATAAGTTTATTCAAGAATCAGAAAGAATTGTTGATATGAGTCCTGAAAGACTTATTGAATGTTGGAAACATTGTGAAAAGATGCTTCGTAACGATGATCCAAAACATTTAGGAAGATATAATGTTCTTGATGAAGTTACTGATCAAATTAATAAATGTAATATTGAATTGCTTCTTAGGTATTTCGAAAATACTTATCAGAAAAGAGAGAATACTTCTTCTACAAAAAGATTTTCTTTAATGGTAAGTTTAAGACAACTTATGGGTAATAATACTGAAATTTCAGATTGGAGCATTGTTCCTATTTCTTATATTAGTGAAGGTTTACCGGATGAATTTAAAGATATTAGTATTGAAGATGTATTAAAAGGATGTACTGATACTCTTGGTGCGTTTAGTAAACAACATCTTACAATGACATTTATTACAAAAATGGGATTGTGGTTTACAAAATCTGAAGAGAATGAACTAAAAGCTAATTCTAATACAGATAGACTTAAATTAGCAAAAGAAAGACTTCATCTTCCATCTAAACTTGTACTTCGTTTTAGTGAAAAAGGATTATCTTATCACGAAATGAGAGCTATGCTTACTCTTCCAAAGAAACAGAAGTATTCTGATATGACTACTGAACAACTTGTTACTTTACGTAATAAAGTTCTTCTTAGACTTTCTAGAGAAATTGATGGTCATATATTTAGTTGGAAGCGTCTTCAAAAGCAAATAGAACTTGTGGCAAAAAGTAAAGGGATTGATTTAAATGACTAGAACTGAACGACAACAAGAAGCTGTTAGGAAATGGATTAAATCTAAAGGTAAAGGGACTATTGAAGCTGGAACAGGTTTTGGTAAAACAAGAATATCTTTAATGGCTATAAAAGCCTTACTTAAGAAATATCCCCAGTTCAGAATTCTTGTTGTCGTTCCAACAGAAACTTTACATAAACAATGGTTAGGTCATGTAGAAGAATGGGGATTCCAATTTAATGTAGAAGTAGTAATTATTAATACTTGTGTAAAACATACATGGAATTGTGATATGCTTGTAATCGATGAAATTCATCGTTGTGGAGCAGATCAATTTAGTCAAGTATTTAATAAAGTAAAGTATAAACTAATACTTGGATTAACTGCTACATTAGAAAGACTTGATGGAAAACATACATTAATCGAAAAGTATTGTCCAATAGTAGATTGTATTCCTACAATTGAATGTCTTGTAAATGGATGGATTTCTGAATATAAAGAATATCAAGTTTTAATTGAAGTGGATGATATACAAGAATATAAGAATTTAAATAAAGAATGGATTGAACATTTTGAATTCTTTCAATATGATTTTGGACTTGCTATGTCAATGTGTAATAAAGAAGGATGGAAAAATAAATTAGCATATCGTGATAGACTGTATCAAGGTGATAATGAAGATATGAAAAAACAAGTTCTTCAATCTATTAATTATCATTCTAGTAGATTTATACAAACTATGTCAAAAAGAAAAGCTTTTATAAATAATCATCCAAAGAAAATAGAAATTGCTAAAAAAATAATGGAAGCTAGAAGTGAAAATAAAATAATTACATTCAGTAATAACGTTCAAATGGCTGAGATGATTGAAAATGGAAATAACGTATATACTGGACAAACTTCTAAGAAGAAAGGCAGAGTAATGATTGAAGATTTTATATCTGGTAAAATTAAAACAATACATAGTTGTAAGAAACTTGATGAAGGATTCGATGTACCTGATGCTTCTGTAGCAATTATATTAGGATTTGATAGTTCTGAAATTAAATCTACTCAAAGACGTGGAAGAGTTGTAAGACAGTATGAAAACAAAATAGCAGAAATATTTTATATTGTCATAAAAGATACTCAAGAAGAAAAATGGTTTAAAAATTCTCATTCTTCTACAAATAACTATCTAACCATTAATGAAGAAAATTTAGATAAAGTTCTTAGAGGTGAACAACCAGATTTATATAAACATAAAGTAGGTGAATTAATGTTTAGGTTCTAATTTATGGGTTCTAGAGAAAAGGAAGAATTTATTGTAATGTTGCTTATCGAAAATAATTGTTTTAATAATATAAAGTTTTCAGATTATATTAAAGAGCATTATAATGTTGATAAGTTTAATAACAGATATAAAGAATTATTAGATGATTTTCTTAATGAATATGCATTGAATAAAACAGAGAAATCTGAAAAACACAAAAGCAGCTAATATTTATTAGTATGCTGTGAAATATTTAAATCATAACCTTGATAATGAATTAATTTTAATGAGAGATTATAAAATATATCCAAATGAATTATTTACTATTAAGGTTATATTATTAGCACAAGATGGAGAATATGAATATCTCCAACAATATGTACAATGTTTTGAAAACAAAAATTATTTAAGATTAGCATTAGAATCTCTTCAAGAAAAAGGTATCATACTAAAAAGTTATAAAATTCCTAAACCTGGAACTCAGTTTATTCCTGAAGATGTTCAATTTAATCAGAATTTCTTAAAGAAATTTTATAGAAGTGCCTTTGAAATGGGAGAAGAGCTTTTTAATACATATCCACAATCAGCTGTAGTTGGTGGTGTTATGTATAATCTTCGTTCTGTATCAAAACGATTTGATTCTTTAGAACAAGCGTTCCAAAGATATGCTAAAACTATTAAAAATTCTCCTGAACTTCATCAACAAGTAATTGATGACATTAAATGGGGAATTGAAAACGAGTATCAAGGATTTACTACATTAGATAGATTCATCATAGATAGAGGATTTGAATTTTTACATTCTATGCGTGTAGGAGAAGGTACTAATATTAATCTTGAAGCAACACAATTGATATAAAAAATGAAAAAATATTTAGTAAGATTCACTACTAAAAGTGGTGACTATGATAAAGAATGGTGTTATGCTAATTCTGAAGAAGAAGCTGCTCAAAATATTCAAGATGAACATTGGAATATAGCATCTATTGATATGGTTAGTGAGTTATGACAATAACTGAAGCACTCCTTAAAGAAATTGATTCAGGTAGAGAAGGTAAAGCTCAAGGTTATTCTATGGGGTTACCTAAAACAGAGTCCATAATTGATGGAGTAACTAAAAGAACTATGACTGTTATAGCATCTGGAACTGGTCAGGGTAAATCGTCGTTTGTTTTATATGCTTATGTATATCGTCCTCTGATGGAACATCTTGATGATGATAATTTCTATGTCTCCTATTTTAGTTTGGAGATGCCTGCAACTGTTATATTTGGAAAACTACTTTCTACATATATTTTTGAAAGGTATCATAAAGAATTAAGTATTACTGAAATACTATCTAGGAAAAAAGGATATATCTTAAGTGATGAAAACTATGAAATAGTTAAAGATTGTATTGGATGGTTAAATAAAATAGAAAAGAAAATTCATGTCTATGATAAATCTTTAAATGCTGATAAACTATATGCAATATTAATGCAAAAACTTGAAAAGTTTGGAACATTTGAAGAATTAGAAAATAGAAAAGTTTATCATCCAGATAATCCTGATATGCTATATGAAGTAGTTATAGATCATGCTGGACTCTTAAAACCTTCTAATGGAAGAAATAAGAAAGGAGAAATGGATACAGCTACTGCATATCTTGTTACTTTACGAAATATGTGTGGAATTTCTCCAACTATTATACAACAAATTAATAGAGAGCAAAGTAATATTGAAAGATTTAAAGCAGGTAGAACTGGAATTCAACTTTCCGATTTAAAAGAAACTGGAGATATTTCTGATGCTGCAGAAGTTATAATGGCTTTATACGGTCCAAATAGAGACAAACTTAATACTTATAGAGGTTACGATATAAAGAAATTAGGAGACTTCATTAGAATTATTCAATTCCTTAAAACCAGATTTGGTAGTTGCGATGTAGAGATTGCAGTAAATTATCAAGGAAAAATTAATGTTTGGGCTGAATTACCTTTACCTAATGATATTTATGACTATGATAAATATACAACACCAGATTATTTATTAAAAAATGAAAAAGATGAAATAGAAATAAAAGAAGAAGATAATTCAAGCAAAAATGATTTTAAATTGATTTTATAATGGCTTGTGAAGCATTATGTATTTATGGAGAAAGTGGTTCAGGTAAAACTACAAGTTTAAGGAATATGAATCCTGATACTACTTTTATTATTTCAACCACTGGTAAACCTCTTAGTTTTAAAGGATGGAAGAAAAAGTATATTCCTTTTAAAATAGATAAAGAAACTAAAGAGATGTCTGGTAATTATTATATTAGTTCAAATTCTGAACAAATTCTTAAAATATTGAAAATAATCAATAGCAAATTACTTAATATAAAGACGGTAGTTATTGATGATATGCAATATATTATGAGTTATGAATTTGTCGACAGAGCTACAGAAGTAGGATATAGTCGTTTTTCTGAAATTGCTCAACATATGATGGATATTTTAAGGTATTCTGAACAGATGCGTGAAGATTGTACTATGTGCTTTTTAACACATGCTGATAATGTTGGAACTGAAATTGATCCAAAATATGTTATTAAAACTATTGGTAAACTTTTAAGTGAGAAAGTAACTCTTGAAGGTTTATTTACTTATATATTCTTTACTAAGGTAACTGAAGGAGATGATGGTAGGATGCAATATAAATTAGTTACTAATAATGATGGTAAATGTCTTGCTAAAACTCCAATGGGAATGTTTGAAGAATTAGAGATTGATAATGACTTGAATGAGATACTTAAAGTAATTAAAGAATATAATGAAGAATAATGAATATTAAAATTAATTCTTGTAAACTTATTTTAGAACTTGTTGATGAAGAAACAGGTGAAATTATGACAAGAGAAGCTACTCTTGGAGATTTTAAAGAAGTAAAGAAAGCCTCAACTAGTACTAGAACACGTAAACCAAAAGATACAGATCCTGTAGCTAAAATTATACTTCTTGATAACAAACTTCAATTAAATGCTGCTGCTATCGAAATGACTGGTTATGAACCAGATTGTAAATATGATGTAGTATTTGAAAAGAAAGGAAAGAAGATTACTCCAGTATTAAAGCCAGATGAGGCTAAGGGTAATCGTTTAACTAAGACCTATACTATTTCATTTAGAGGATCTCGTCATGATAATCTTATTGAATATGGTGATATATTTGAATTAATTCCATATGAAGATAAGGATGGTTGGTTCAAGTTACAAGGAAATGCTCCTGAAAAGGAAGATGATATAGTTGATATTCCAGAAGAAATTTCTAATCCTGATGACGATGAAGAGGATATTAAAGATGGAGTAGATGCTGGAGACATAGATTTTGATTTAGATCTTTAATCTATGAGATACTTAATAGTCACAAATGTGTGATTTAATTTTTATGTATAATATTTTATGAGTAATTTTAATTTTTCAAATCTTGGTGAAACTTCTTTTGTAAGCGAAAGCGGCAATTATTTAAAGGCTTATGACATTTATCCTGTAAATCTTACTAAAATTGAAAAGACAAGTTTAAAAGGAAAGGATGGTACTGAATATGGAATTGTAGCTCTTGAGTTTAAGGGTTGTGGTGATAATAAGGGAGTATTTACTACTAATTTGTTTATTCCTAATAAAGATTCTGATTTTGAAAGAAGAGTAAATGAAACAACTGGTGCTCATTATCCTTCTTCTTTCGAGCAATTCCAATATACACTTATGCAGATTACTCAAGTAATTAATCCTGCTGGTGCTCAGAAGATTATTGATAACGCTTCTAAATTGAAGACTATTGATGATTTTATTGGATTAATCATCAAGGCACTTACAGGAAAAGATTCAGTAAAAGCATATTTGAAACTTGTAGGTCGTGTAAATAACGGTGTAACTTATGCAGCTCTTCCTAGTGCTTGTGTACTTGGAAAGGATGCAACTGCTGATACTAAACCTTCTCCACTTAATTTTATTTCTCTAGATGAAAGTAAACTTCAATTCTCTAATTATGAATTGAGTCAAATGAAGAAATATAAGGAGGCTAAGCCAACCAATATGGACAAAGTAGACTCCGATAAGTCTGATGATTCAATTGATTTAGATGATATTGAACTTTGATTGAATCAAGATTCTTGATATATTAGATAGAATTAAACTTTTTTAAACTATGTACTTTTCATCATTAGAACCAGAAATAACAAAAGAATTGATTCTTTCTAAAACAAATCAAGAATCTATAATGCAATATTATACAGGAATGGATGTAACTAGTAAAAAGTTACATCTATCTCCTTTTAGAAATGACCATAAAATAACTTGTTCTTTTTATAAATCTAAATCTGATATTTTATATCTTCATGATTTTGCTACTAATGAACATATTAATTGTTTTCAAGTAGTAATGAAGAAATACGGAGTAAATTATTATGAAGCTCTTCAAATAATTGCTAAAGATTTTGAAATAATTAAAGGAAATAATTCTAATTTAAAAGAAAAACCAATTCAAATTCAACCATTAAAAGAAACTGAATCTGCAAGAATTCAAGTTCAAATTAAGAATTATACAGATGAAGAGTTAAAATGGTGGAAACAATTTGGTATTTCAGTAAAAACCTTAAAGAAATTTCATGTATTTTCATTGGAACACGTATTTCTTAATGGAGAATTAAAATTTACATCTTCTAGTAAATGTCCTATTTATGGTTATTATTTTGGTAAAGATAAAAACGGAGTAGAAAAGTGGAAAATATATTTTCCGTTAAAAACTGAGTATAGATTTCTAAATAACTTATCCAAAAAAGTACTTCAAGGTTATCATCAACTTCCTAAAACAGGAGATTTACTTGTTATTACAAAATCTATGAAAGATTTAATGGCAATGTATGAATTTGGAATATCTGCTGTTAGTCCTAATAGTGAAACTCTTTTTATAGATGATAAAAAATTAGAAGAATTTAAACAACGTTTTAAACATATATTAGTAATTTAT